TCATCCGTTCTGACTGACTAAATCCTGTACTTCCCTGACCGTCTGCTCAAAACGTTCAGTCTCCAGCTCAACGCCAGTTGCACGACGCCCCAGCGCCATCGCGGCTTTGACTGTCGAACCCGACCCCATGAAGAAATCTGCAACCAGGTCACCCGGACGACTGCTCGCACTGATTATCTGCTGCAGCATTTCTGCCGGCTTTTCGCACGGATGTTTCCCGGGATAGTACTGCACCGGTTTATGCGTCCACACATCCGTGTACGGCACCTGCGCCGTCACGCCAAAATACCGCCGCAGATGTTTATATTCACTCTGCAGTTCCGCATACTGCCGGTTCAGTGAAGTATACGTCTCCAGCAGCTGGTGGTGGGGCTTTTCCAGTTCACCGCGCTGATGCTTCTCTTCTGCCACCCGGGCAAACAGCGCCTGTAATTTCAGATAATCGCTTTCGTTCGGCAGCTGCCACTGACCGGCACTGAACCAGTGCGACACCATGTTTTTCTTTCCTGTGGCATCTGCAATCTGTTTTGCCGTTATCCCCAGGACAGCGCGCGCATCACGAAAGTAAGCAATCAGCGGGGCCATCACATGCTGTTTCAGTGCCCTACCCTTCGCCTCATACCCGGCATCTTTCGGACGATACGGCCCCTGATAATGCTCTGCGAACAGAATGCGCTCTGTGGCGGGGAAATACGCCCGCAGGCTTTCCTTGTTGCACCCGTTCCAGCGTCCGGACGGCTTTGCCCAGATGATATGGTTCAGCACGTTAAACCGCTCACGCATCATGATTTCGGTGTCAGATGCCAGACGATGGCCACAGAACAGGTAAAGACTTCCGGCAGGTTTCAGCACCCGCCAGAACTGCGCAAGACACTGGTCCAGCCACTTCAGGTAATCTTCATCACCCGCCCACTGGTTATCCCAGCCCTCGGGTTTCACTTTGAAGTACGGCGGGTCCGTGACTATCAGGTCAACAGAATTTTCGGGTAACGACCGCATAAATTCCAGGCAGTCGGCGTTGATTAACTCACAACTGGATATTTTTACAGTATTAAGCATGGATCATTAAGCCTGTCTCTGATAGGCTCATTCTGCTTTTGCGCAAAGCAGTGGGCCTGAGGTTTGCTTGTGAACCCAACGCATGAGCAGATGGCTGGTGGGTGCCCCTTACACCCACCAGCCGCCCATTTACCACAAATAAAAAGCCTTCAGGACTGAAGGCGTCTGTAACAACCAAACTGATAGTCTGCCAGACCCGCCATAACCAGCTGGGTCAGTATTAACTGGCAGCGTTCGCGTGAAAGGTAAGTATTCTGCGCAATCTCCCCGACTGTCGCCGGGTCGGTAACGCTTAATTCATTAAACACCACTCTGGCGGTTTCTGTCATATCCTGCTGTTTCAGCATGTCTTTTTCCCTTTTCCGGTTAACGTGACACACCAATAACTCTTGTCAAAAAAGCCAGCAAGCTGAAAGACCGGTATTCACCGCCACCAGCGCGTTTACTGTACTGACGCGATTTCAGTCATAAAAAACCCGCCAGGCGGCGGGGTGTAAAAAATCTTCTAACGTCAGGCATAAAACGCCCATCGTTAGGGCAAATTTACCACAGATTCGGGAAAAATCAACAAAGCTATCTGGTCACCTTTTTCAGTTGTTGTTCTGCCCATGCTTCTTCAATATCAAACTGCACCACCAGCGTATCGTAAAAACGTTTAACTGTTTTTTTCCATGTATCAAGAGATATGGCATCGGTTACATTACATATGGCATTAAATGCCTCCGTTGAAGGTAATCTTTCATAGCCACGCCCACCACAACGCTGACAGTTTCTGAAAACCGGCACACCCTGTTTTTCCGACTCTTCACGATGAATGGCAACACCGCGCCCACGACAATCTTTACAGGCAGTGGATACCTCTCCCTTCCCTCCACACTCCGGACAGGCAACTTTTACCACCTCCCTGACTTTTTTCCATTCCTCCCAGTAAGACGGATACACGCCTTTTGTGCACTTTGCCCACACTGGCGGCTTACCATCCGGATACTGGATCTTGTTTGTAAAAACCTCGCTTTCAATAAATTTTTTCCGTGACAGCAGGGGCACTGTTTTTTGCTCGCCGCGCTACGGGCATAATCTTCAAACGCATACGAAGCCATAATACGCATCACTGCCGGTTTTATTTCTGCCGGGAGTTTTCTTAACGCCGCCACGCGATCACACCGACTGAGTGCATATTCTGTCAGCAATTCTGTTGCCCGCTCTCTGTCATTCATACTAATGCCCATTTTCCCAAGGAACGCAGAAAACCCCATCTCAGCCCGATTCTGTGTCATGCCCTGCGCGGCCATCACATCAGTGATACTCAGCGCATCTTTTGACGTTGAGGCCGATGCATCGGTCAGGCCAGGGGATTTTGGGGAGTAGTATTTCGGTAAATCTTCCAGTTTCATTTTTTAACCTGCCCTTCAAGCATTATGGGGTAAATCTTCACCCCCAGACGTCCACCAGATACTGGCTTTCCACGTACAATATTGATTTCATCAAACTGCTCATCGTCCATTAACAACCCCGCGTGCGTCAGCGCATCCAGCGGTGCTTTCAGAATATTGTCCAGGTCACGGCGGCGCTTATCCGGTGGTTCTGCAATAATTTTTATTGCCAGCCGTCCGGACAGGCTTAATTTCAGCCGCTGCTGGCGAACAATAAGCGCCACTGCCCGGCGATAACGCTCCCCGGCTTTTGATACAAAATATGTGCTGCCACGGCGTCGCCAGTAAGTGTTCACCGTCGGCGGGTAAGGTAAAACCAAATCTATGAGCATCAGTCACCTCTTTTACCCGAGCACGCCAGTCGCAAAGGCGTGATCAAGAAAACGAAAAATTAACTCAACCTGAGAGCCGTACTTTTTCTCAAACTTCAGCGGGTCTGCATGAAGTTCGTTGTGGTGCTCCCGGCACAACGGTAGCGTGAAAATATCGTGGGCCTTTGTTCCCACTCCCCCCTGACCATGACCAATCAGGTGATGCGGATCGTCAGCTGGCTTACCACAACACGCACACGGCTGTGTCTTTACCCAGCGCGTGTATTTCTCATTAACCCAACGGCGACGTTTAGGCCGCCTCATGAACGATTCAGGAGACTCCGGATCAACGGCGATACTGACAACCGTTTTTTCTGTGGTGGATTTTGTTGCTGGTGGACGTGAAGTGGCAGCGCAATATTTTTTGTGCGCTGCTTCAGTATGCTGATGGCTGTCTGTTCTCCCGGTACGATGTCACTCTCACGGTATACGGAGCGGATTTTTTCCGCCGGTAATCCCAGCGAACGACGCGCTACTGCCTCAGGTAGTGCATCCACCACCTGATTGCAGGCCGCCCACCAGGATAATTCGGCCAGCGATAACTCCCTCTCCTGCGTACCGCTTATTGCGTGACGGATGACATCAATCATCCAGGCAACCAGATTCTGCTGAGCAAGTTGATCGAGTGATTCTGATGTCTGGTCGCGCAGCTGGTTGTCGCAGTGCCAGCACAACACCATCGCGCCGGTACCGTAACGGTGAATGACCGTTTCGCTGTGATGATAATCGCCGTGTGGCCACTGGCAGGATTTCACGTGACGTAATAACCAGTCAGACAGTGCACCAGCACCACCAGCAGCACGAATAACCCGCTCATCGCTGAAAAATGGCAGTAATGTTTTATCCTCTGCCAGCGGCTGGCGAACGGCGGGAACGACTCCGGACGGCAGACCGCGCATGTTTTTCGGTTCCGGCTCCACCAATATTCTGCCGTTATGGAATGCTGACATTGATTCACGGCCCGGCTTAAGGACCACCATCCCGAGTTCCGGCACCAGAACAGGTCGAAGTAATACCCGCACGTTACCTCCAGATGCGCTGCTGGAATGTGCGGGACGGACGCGGTGGGCATTCGGAATAAGGGAGCCTGACAGAGATTATCCAGTGACGACGATAGAAACTGAGATCTTTCTGAAACTCGTAACCACGTCTGCGGTAGCACTGGATCAGCCATTCGGCCTGTTCTTCAGTGCATGGGTCATGCTGGAACCAGTCAGATTTGAATGCATGAGAACGCCGCCCATGCCTGCTGGCAGGGGCGGCGGAGTTATCCGAATTGTAAAATCTGGTATCGTGCGCCATCGGTTGTCTCTGCTGGCGCAGCAGGTGCCAGTTGTTCAGGCTGGCGTGCGGCAATATTGTATCTGATTTCTGTTGTCGTCAACAGGCAGTGTGCTATCATCGAATAGTGTTCTATCCTACTCCGGGAGGTTTACCATGCGTACAACCCAACAATTCAGCATTACATTAACTAACGAGATGGCTGACATGGTGCGCGCCCGTGTGGCTTCCGGTGCCTATGCTTCAGAAAGTGAGGTCATTCGTGAAGGGCTTCGCGCACTGAATGAGCGCGATAAAGCAATCGAAGCGTGGTTAACGCATTCAGCCGCCCCATCTCTCGATTCTATCCGCGAAAACCCAAACAACGGACGCTCCATTTCACAGGTTCGCGCCGCGATTCGAGCCGGGAAGTAATCTGCATGACATATGAAGTCATCATTACTCCTGAGGCCGAACAGCAGATAATCAACCTGCACAGATATATAACGGAGAAAGCAGGGAGCGTCATTGCTGACAATTATGCCAATGCACTTCTTGATTATCTTGATGGGTTTTCCACATTCCCGCATCGGGGCAATAAACGCGATGATATTCGACAGGGAATGCGGGTAACTCACTTCCGCCACAGAACGATTATTGCTTTTGCCGTTGATGGCAATAAAGTCTTTATCGCAGGTATTTATCATGGCGGACAAAGTTATGAAACCGATTTCTTATAAACTTTTCCCCACATAATTCCAGTATTAGAATAAACCGTCCGCCCCCTCTCTTACTGGCGGATTCGTAGGCTATATAAATCAAAGATCCCCGACTCATGTGTGTGTCGGGATCTTTTTTCAGCAAATTATCCCCAGCGGCAAATCGAATACACAACCAGCGCCACCGCCATTGCAATACCAACATTTGAGAAGGCTTCAGGCCAGCTCATTGGCGCACCTCCTTCGGCGGTTCTGGTAGCGGCATCCAGTGTGTGGCTTCACACACGATGGGCGCACCGAAACACTGCGCATACTGGAAGTCACCCGTATTATCCAGGTTAAAACCTGTAAACTGTTCACCCGTGCTGGACACAAACAGTTGTACATCAACACCAACTGGCGGCATTCGCTCACTACAGCTTATCCAACCATCCGGAGTTACCGGAGAATTGCCAGCCTTGCGCATGGCAATCTCCATGATTTCAACCATATCTCCTGGTGGAATTTTACAATGCTGACCAATATGCCTCTGCTGCCTGGCATATTCGAGGATGTGCTCCAGCTTGATACGATTAATCATGATTTATCTCCCTGAAGCATGGCTTCGCGGCAGTCGTTCCAGCCTTCAGCATAATCACTATACGCAAGAGGCCAACCGTTTCTGTATTCACGCGGCAACTTATCAGGCACTACCAGCGCTGGCGGCGCGGAGAATAGTGGTTTAGGTGATATTTCCGCACGTTTTGCGTATGCTTCAACTGTGTCAGGGTTAAACAGGATTATGTTTTCACCGCATTCCCACGCTATCGGTTCTGCTTCCAGCGATGCCAGTGCAATTTTGAATAGCTCACCCTCTACCCTGGCCATCTCTGAATTAGGGTAACAGTTCGCAACCGCTATTTTTAATTTGGCTTCCTTGATTAATTGCTCTTTGGTTAATTCAGTCATTTTTCATTACCACCCTTTCAGGCGGTCTCCTTATGTTCTGAGGGTGCAGGAATCCCTCCGGTTAAGGATTAAATTTTTAACAGTGCTGAATTTAATTATTCAGTTCAGGATTTTGACGCCCTGCGTATCCGCGCTTTCGCGTTACGCTCAATCTGAATTAACTTTTCTATATTTTTTCGCCTTTCCTGTTCCTCCTGGCGCAATAGCTTTACATCATCTGCCAGTCTGGTTTCTCTTTTCGCCACAGAGAGCATCCAGTCAAACGGCTCCACAACTGAACCGCAGATTTTACAGCGGACCTGACGCTCTTTTTCGTCAACCCGGACAGAGGCGTGATGGCAGTATGGTCTTTCCGATGGCTCATAAAGAAAATTAACCTGATTACGTGGGTCATCCTCTTTTACCGGAAATAAAACAATATTACTTAACTCATCTTCTGGTTTTATTTCCATGCTCCTCTCCTTTGATGCGAATGCCAGCGACGCGTAATGCGTGTTCTAGGTCAATCAGGTAAAGCCAACTGCCATTTTCTTTAGGTATCATGACTTGTCGCTCATCTGCATTTATCGGGTGTCCATATCGAAGGTCGTAGCGAGTCGGTAATTGAACTTCCCGCGCTTCCAGTTCAGCAATGCGCTTACTCCCATCCGAGATAACACCTTCGTAATACTCACGTTGCTCGTTGAGTTGTGATTTTGCTTCTTCCAGTCCATCCAGCAAATCAGCGATAATATCCGCTTCCCGATGACGGATGTGACGCTTAAACGCAGCAAGAGCCGCATCACAATCCCGTTCAGCATTTGGGCTGTCCGGGATAGCCTGATACCACGCCAGCGTCGACTGATAGTTTTGTGCTGCCTCACGAAGCGCCTCATAGTTAACCTCTCTCATTGAGCCACCTCCTGATAAATCACCGCATGCCCCAGTCTCTCCGCCAGTGCCAGCTCTGCCTTAGCGCCCGCTGACCGCTGCCAGCCATTCAGCATGTAAATCGCATCCACACAACGAATCATTGCCATGCAAATATCCATGTAGTGCGGCTGTGTCAGCCCGTCCGGAAGTACTGCCGGGTTTAAGACGGTATGCCCTTCCCGTTTCAGTGCTTCTTCCGCCCTGTGAAATGCCTCGCGGTTGAAATTTTCATATCCCGTCATTGGACCGGCGATATAAATTCTCACCCTCACGCCTGAACCCTCCTGTCGAAATAAACGTAGTTATTCACTGCACGCAACTTCATTCCGAACTTTTCGGCAATTTCCCGTCGGGGTACACCGCGCTGATGCAGTTGCCGCGCCAGCTCAATATCACGCTGTGAATATTTTGCCGACGGGTGAAAATCACCACGTAACATCATGCTGATGCCCAGCTCCCGTGCCTTCGTTCTCACTGCCGCTTCAGTTCGTCCGATAAGCGCGCCAATGCTTTTTACCTTCATTGTTCCCGCGCACTGCCGGAGTATCAGAATTTCAGCCCGGCACCACGTCTTCCACCCACTCACCGCTGCTGTTCTCTGGTGGCGGTAATATCCCGGAGAATATCCCGGCACTTGTTCAGCTCCCGCAGCGCGGCGCAGACTCGCTCCCACTTCTGAACCTGACCTTTTACCCGGCGCAGCTCGCGGTTAGCCACATGCAGCGATGGTAGAATCAGGTCATCTGCTTTCGTTTCGGTGACCGATGGCTGTAACTTCACAATGTCTTCCACGATTTCTGTTTTCATTTCTTCCTGTGTCGTCGTTTCCTGGACTGGTAACGCAACACCTGCTGGCTGAGGAAAGGCTTTACCATCGGTTTCCGCTACGGATGCAGCTTCCGGCTCTGCCGGTAAATCAGCGCCCGGTATGCAGTAACGAAATTTACCGCCCTGATTCACGCGAATCAGACGCCCTTTGCTGATTGCCATGGCCAGCGATGAATTCGCCCGGCGGGAGGTAATCCCGAACATCAGTGCCAGCTCATCCGCCGTTTGTGGGCCATGTTGTTCAATCGCCTCAGTCAGCATTTGCGCTGTCACTTTCGGTACCGGTGACAC